GAATAGAATAACATAGTAGAAGAGAATTATATCGATATAATATATTTTATTTTCTACAAAAAATAATAGAAAAAAAATAGTTTAAAGCTATATCGATATAGTATAGTAGAATAGAATAACATGAATAACAATAATACTTGCCTTTGTAAAGAATGTGGTTATGAATATACTTTTGAAAATAATAACAATTACGGATATTTGAATTGTTGTTTTTCTTGTGGAGAAAATAAATATCAAGATAGTATCCCACAACTCAATTTTGATATGGTTTCAAAAATCCTTAATATGCGAATGAATATGAAAAAGGACGACAAGTACAAAAATAATTATAATGCAGTAATGAGAGATATGGAAACTCATAATGAAGAAATAAATTATTATTACGATCATCATGCTAAAAGTCCTTTATGGAGAAAAAACATTGATGAATGGAGATGTAATCAACAAAACTATTATAATGATGATATATTTAGTCAATTAAAAAATAATCATTATGGGAAAGAAAACCAAAAGATTAAGAAAGAAATTGAATGGAATATTCGTTTGAAATAAATTTAATCTTCCTTCTGCTGTTCCTTGTCCTTAACATATGTATCTAATGCAACGCCCTTTGAATGACCCATTACCTTATTATCCTTTTCTAATTCCTTTTTCATATCACCATATTTACTTGAAAGATATATCTTTCTTAATAATGTAGTTGATATACTTTTACCCATGTACTTTTTACTTGTTTTAATTAATAGTTGTGTTAATGCATTTCGAGTTAATGGATTACCAGTTGAACTTTTAAATAATACACCTAACCCATTGATCTTAATATAATATCTTAATAATTTCCGTAATTGTTTATCTTCAATAGGTAATTTCAATTCTTCATATTTTTTTGCAGTCTTGTATTTATTCAGTACAAAAAATAAATTACTCTTCTCTACTACTAAATAATTTTTTTCTTTTTTCTCTTCTTCACTTAATTTATTATATGTTCGTTTCTGAATTGCTTCCATTCCAGCAACATCATTCCTCATCGGCATTCTCGAATATATATTAAATAATGTATATACTTGAAGTAATGCCTTTTCTCTCGAAGTCATTTGATCTTTTGTTTTTTTCTTAATAGGCTTCAATTCTTCTCCCATTTTATCAATCATCTTATACACCTCTTCTATGGTCGTAAAATTCTTTGATTGTTTCTCCGAAATCACACCGCTCTTTTGTTCTTCTGAATATTTATCATTTAATTCATCTCTTATTTTTCCATATTCTTCTAATAGTTTATCATATTTTTCATTAGTATTTAATGCACTCAATAAAACAATAATAGCGTTCAAATGATTTCTCTGTGATGTATAGTGTAAATGGGATATTTTATCCATTACATTGTTAGGTTTTTCAAGGAAATTATATGAATCAGTATCAAATATCTTTTTGAGTTTGTTTAAATTTATTTCATATTGCTTGATGGTATTTGTCTTTAATGTTGGTCTGGATTTTTGAATAGATTCTTGGATATTATCAGTATTAATCTTCATTCTTTATAGTATAAAAAAAGATTTTTATTTAAGCAAAATAACAATTGAATTCACCATTCTCAATTGTCGCAACCTTCATTAATTCTAAATAGCATCGTAAAGTATAATTACCAGCAGCAAGAGTATTCTTATAGACAAGATCCATACCCTTATTATTAATCCTTTCACCCCGATTCGGTTTAATTGCATTCCAACTGAAATTACTTAATAGACCCGTTGTTCTACCATTCTGAATATTTCCTTCAAATGTACCAGTTGTTAGAGCAGTAACTCCTCCCGCTGGATCGGCGGGAACTGCTTCCTCATTACTGTATTCTTGACGAGATACAAATGGGACTTGACCTTCGGCATGTTGGAGATCATGGAATAGAAGAGCTGTATTATTACGATCAACAGAGTATTCAAATCGATCATTGTACCGAAGATTAACAGACAGAGGATTTCCATTCGTTCCACTGAACGACTGCCCGTCACCATTCATAAGAGATTTAGCGAGATAATTGTTATGAGCTTGAATACCAAAAATGACCTTTGTAACAAGACGACCATTCCCGCCAACTGGGAAGGTTAGATTGGTGAATGCAGTTTGGTCGCCAGTTCTCTTTGCTAAACGATAATCAACATAAGAGAAAGAAATACGAGGATTCTGTTCCGCATATTTTCTCATTATTTCCCCATCATAACTGATCGAATCATAGACCAATTTTAATTCATTAAGATTAATCTGATATTGAACGGTTTCCGTTCCAATAGAAGAACAACACATACGGCGAGATTGTACTCCTCCCGATAGGTTACTGGTCTCGGGAGTCCATACGAGATCAATATGGATCTCATCATTTATCATGAAAGCGGGAATCTGATTCTGGCGGAGGAAAGGGAAGAGATCAGAAAGGTAGAGAGAATATACGGGTGCTTCGGATCTTGTTTCCGCAGAAGTAGCGTCGTGCTGTTGGAAGGGTAAAAGTTCTCTGTTGAATGTACCTACAAGACCATCAACGGCAGACACGGGATTTCTTCCTAAATCAAGGGAATAGGCTTGTGCTGATGTATCAGAGTTGGAGGTGTAATTCCAACCATGATTAATAGCTCTCTGACTTAAATATTGTTCTCTTTCTTTATTGTTTTCATTTGTAAGGAAAAGGGACTGATAGGCAAAAAGCGTCGCAAAATCTTGAACGGAACATACGGTCTTATTACCAATGCGGAGGTGTGCCTCCGAAATCAACTGACCGACTCCTACTTGCAACGGATAGAAGGACGAAGTGTTAGTGAGAGGATCACAACTGAAAGTAATTTTCGAATTGGAATGAAGGAAACCAGCAACACGATTTAAAGTAAATCGGGCGGAGGTCTGCGATGATGTAACGGGATCAATAATATCGGTATGTACGGTCTGGCCGTATTCAGATGGAATTTCACCTATGCGGACAAGATCGGGAATACGGGCTTCGGTTGCGGCTTCTTTCTTTGTAACTGCTTTATCACTCATATTTATACTCTTATTAATATAAATATTTTTAAAAAAAACATGAAAAAAATAATTGATTAGAAAATAACACATTACGAAATAACTTGAACCCCATTCTGATTGTATGCAATGGTGGTCTTGTGTTTGAGGAAAAGATACGCCGATACTGGATTACCATCACTTAATCCGTTAGTCATCTGAATACTGAACTGGGCGTTACTGAAATCAATACCTTCTGAATCTAACATGTCGTACAATACACCAACACCCCAAGCACCACCACCTTCGGGAACAAGAGTCGTTGAGGTTAGAGCATTATTATTTACAGTGTAATTACGGTTAGAATTGACTGGGGAAATGGAGGATCTGTGATGATCGGATTCTGGAACAATGGAAGATAAGAATGTCTTAATGACTTGGGAATCAACTACATTGGTATTGGTGTCTGCTTTGTAATTGGTTTCAGTTTCGAAATGATAAGGGAATCTTTCACCATTACGGAGGAAGGAAATTGTATCGAGGTTTGCAAGTGTTCCGTCTGCAAGTGCGGGGAAATATGTAAGAGAGCCATCTTGCGTTAAATTGTTAATGTAATTGGAAGGAACAAAATTCACAAAAGCACCTAATACTTTATGTAGAGCAAGATTGTAGTTGATGATGGAGTTGGTTGATTCTAATGTACTGAAATAACTGGTAATGGAATTGAAAGAAAATACTCCCTCTTTATTATCCATAGGTTTATCTGGAATTGTTACTTCTGCGGTAATTCGTAGATCACTTAATTCATAAAAGGCATTCAGAAGATCTGTGCTTTGTCCGTCACTTGAATAGAAGAAATTGGAATCGGGACTTAAATGAATTTCTACTTCAAGTGGGAATTGGTTCAAGGGTAAGAAACCACCACCAAGAGTCATACCACATGGGAGCGGAGTGCAGAAAGTAGAACCACGATTATTTCTTACGACGGAAGATTGAAAGGTTGTGTAGTTAGGCATAACAAGGGCAGTTTCCGAGAGGTGACCGATCTGATCTTGTGTT